ATCCGCTGCTCATACTTCCGCTTGTGATCGTACCACCCGATATTGTGGGTGAAGTAATTGACACGCCGGAACTTAATGCCCCTGAAAATGATGCATTTCCGCTCGCGTCAATGTTGAACTGCTTCGATTTAATAACACCATCAGAAAGCTGTATTTTCATTCCGGCTGTAGCAACGCCGCCCGATTCCGCATAGTTTGTGCTTTGCAGATTTCCCGCCGTTATATTCCCGCCGTCTATCGTGCATTGCCCCGATGTAGACAGGTTTGTAAACGTTACAAATCCGGAAATGTCCACCTTATCCGCAGATAATTTTACCTCGCTGCCCGTAGCGTTGATTGAGGCGACAATTTCAGCGGCCTTGATCGTATTATCAGTCGTATCGACAACAGCAGATATGCTCGTTGCGTTCTGCTCAATCTTGCTGCTGCCGTCGGGATTCACGACTTCCGAAACGAGCCCTTCTACGGTAACGGCCAAATTATAATACGACTTCCCCAATGCGATCGACTTACGATTCGTCTCTGACAGCGCGGGGCGGGCCCGGTTTCCTGTGGAGTTGTATGTTACCCGGCAGCCGGTTTTCCATTGAATCGTCTGCGAAAAAATCGGTACGGATATGCATCCGGAAAACTCGTCTATGCCGGAAACATAAACCGCTTCATCGTCCGCCGTATAGACCGCTTCGCCGTCAGACGTATATAACTGGTAGATATTTGACGCACAGACTTCTATCACATCCCCGGCCTGAATAGACCAGTCGCAGATAGCGGGGACGCTTGCCGGGATGTACCGGTCAACCGCCGCAAGCCTGTTATAGATCAATTCCGCATAGGCCCGAATATCAGCATCGGCAGATCCGTACAGCATCGGATTATCCAGGATAACATATGCGTTTATTCCGGTTCCGACGATAACGCCGATGTCGTTTTCCGTGACTTTAACTTGCAGCTTATCGATCTTCGGAACGTAGTACTCCGCGTTTGTGCGAGACAAGAATTTGCCGCGGTCAAGCGTAATGTCAAGCGGATTCAGCCATACCAATTCACACACATCATCCCGCGACATACGCGCCCATGAACAAGCCAACTCTGCGATATCGGATAAAATGTCACGGCAGGTCTGACCGGTATAGGGCAGTTCTGCAAAACTCTTATCGCTGTTGATAAAATCGTCGGTCGAGGCCGTTATTCCGAAGTAAGTACACAGCGCGGTAAATATCTCTTTGGCGGTCATGGGAAATGTGAGGCTATCCAGAAATTCTTCCGAGTCCGTATCAAAGAGCTGAATCTTGTCGTACCCTTCAAGCGCAAGGTCCGTATCGTGCGTGCTCTCCGGCTGAATCGATAGATACGTCCCAAGCGGCTGATATTCATATCCTTCGGCGTCGGCATATTCAGATCCGCCGATCCCGACGTATACGCCGAGTTCGACCGCGAACGCAGTACCGTCCAGATCGATTCCAAGATTGTCGTTGCGGACGGAGCCGGAGAAATGCCGCGAATTGACCGCGCCGATCGTCAGATCGGCATCAGGGTTCACGGCCTCGTCGATCGTAAACGAGTTTACGGACGTTTCTGTAAGCGTTCCGCCCGGAAAGGTGATTTTAAGTTTTTGCGCCGCTTTTGTATAAGCCGCTGCGCGAAATGCGTCGGATGGAATATGCATCAATATTCCTCCAATCTCACCGCGACGTCGTTAAACCATACCTTGTTGTTCCTGATGAGTTTTGTCCCAAAACTAAAATCATCGGCGCGGAACGAGCCGGTTTTATACGTATTGCTGATCGGTTCATGATAAGTCACGGAAATACTCCTGTTTGCCGTATCCGTGAAATTAGAAACGATGTAGTTCAGCGCCGTTGCAATATCGGTGTAGTTCATCCCATTAAGAGAAAACTCGATAACGCTTCTTTCATGCGGAGATAAAATCGTATGATATACGCCGTCCGCCGTCATATCATTGGATATTATTTCTCGCGCGAGAGGCGTCACGACGTACGTACCGGCACTTATGTACCTGTTCGGAAACTCCGTTGACCCGAATTTTAGCATATATCCGCTGTAAGCCATAATCGCCTCCGTTAAGCAAGTGCTGATTTCCCCGTTTGCCTGTAATACGCCTGATTCTGCTTCCTGACTGCCGTAAATACTTCCTTTCCGTCGATATTTACGGATGGGTCCTTATCAAGGATCGCTTTCAAAAGTCTGTTCTGCTCTCGCAACAATGCATCAGACGATGATGTTTTCGTGGAAGTGTACGCGGCATTTTGTTCCTTTGTAAGCACCCGCTCACCATAGTCAAGGTAGGCTGGTGTCCAGTCGGATTGCACAAACGACACACCGGTTTTGTAGCGCTTGGGGGAATACGAGTTGCCTATTCCGCCTACTGTAAGCCCGCTATTTGTATCAACATTAAGAGTTTTGTCGCCAAGAAGATCGTCCCATGCGTCGCTAAGCCAATTCACAATATCCGTCCATGCTTCTTTAAGGCCCTTCAAAAGATCGGCAACGATGTTTTTTCCAGCATCCCATAGTTTAGGGGCGAGATCGACGAGGCCGGTAACAATCGCCTGTATTAGTTCTGGAAGCTTTGCAACGAGATCTGGAATAGCTTTTACAAGCCCGACAGCTACTTCTATAGTGATTTTCATGCCAGCCTCTAAGATTTTCGGAAGATTATCAACAATAGCATCGATAAGGCTTTCAATCACTTCCGGTATTTTCTCCACAATGTCAGGAATAGCTTCAACAATTCCCTCTGCGATTCCTAATGCCAGATCAATAGCCGCGTCAATGAGCAGATCAATATTGTCAATTAGCCCTTCCGCTAGAGTAATTACCGCATCTACTGCGGCCGGAATGAGTTTAGGAAGGGCTTTCGTGATACCTTCCGCAAGTTTTACGACGATCTGTATAAGCGCATCTTGTATTTGAGGCAATGCCTCGATCATAAAATCGGCGAGCTTTATAATAATAGCCGTAGCTGCGTCTATTAGCGGATCAAGATTTTCAATAATCGCATCCATAATGCCATCAAGTAATTGAAAAGCCCCGTCCACAAGCGGAGGTAGAAGAGACGGAAGAATTTCTGATAAAAAGTCAACTGCTTCCGTAAGCACGTTTGTAGCAAGTTCAATAACCTTGGGCGCATATTCAGCAATTGCGTCCTTTATATCATCCACAATTTCACCGATGATTTCTTTTACTTCGTCGGCTGCGCCAGAAAAACCGTCCTCATTAAATGCTCCTGTAATTCTCCCTACATATTCAGTGAATTTATCAACGATTTTCGCGAAATCGTCAGCGAAAACAACAGAAAAAATTCTCCCAGCCGCTTGCACCGTAGCCTTTGCCGTGTCAAGCGAATCTGTGAATGAATTCAGTTGGTCGAGCGCATCTTGACCTAATATTAATCCTGCCTTTTCCGCCTGATCTCCCAGCGTTTTCAAAGCATCGGTTCCGCCTAAAATCAAAGGGTTTAGGTCCTGCGCAGACTTGCCAAAAAGCTTCATGGCTATTTCGTCACGTTCTGTCTCATTGCTGATTTTCCCGAGCGCGTTTATGGCATCGTTAAAAACGTCTTCGTTATCGCGCAACTCTCCGGTAACGTCGTCAGTGATCGAAACGCCAAGCTTTTTAAATGCCTCCTGCGTATCTTTTGAACCGTCTCTTGCGTTACCCATGTTTTTTGTCAGCTTCGCCATGGAGCCAGAGAGCGTATCAAAAGAAACATCTATCTGTTCAGATGCAAACTGATACTTTTGTATCTCTTCTGTCGATAGTCCGGTTTGCTTTGATAACGTATTAACTTCATCGGCCCATGCTGCAGAATCAGCTGTTACTTTTACAATGGCGGTGCCTACGCCAACCGCCGCCGTGGCTACCGCCGCAACTGCTTTCGCTGCCAATCCGCCTATGGTTTTCAGCCCGTCACCGAGTTTCGACCACCCGGAACCGCCCTTTTCGGCGTTATCTCCGGATTCTTTGGCCTGTTTTCCGGCCTTTTCAACCTCTCCGCCGGCATCATCAGCCTCTTTGCCGAAGTTGTTTATCTGGTCACCGGTTTGTTTCAGCGCGGATTCAGTTTTGGAAAGTTCTGTCTCTGCGTTGTTTAATTTGATCTGCCAATCCTTTACTTTGTCGGAATTTTCGCCGTACTCTTTTTTGGCGCTTTCAAGGGCCGACGTGATAATATCGATCTTTTTCTTTTGTTCATCGGCCCTTTTGTTGTATACTTCCTGCTTCGCGGTCAGGGATTCCATGCTATCGGCGTTATCCGAAAACTGCGCCGTGACTTTTTTCATTTCAGAACCGAGCACGGACAAATCCTTATTGATGCCAGATACCGCTTTCTTAAAATCAGCCTCGCCATCAAGTGCCAGCCCAACGCCAATCTTGAAATCGCTTGCCATAGTCTCACCGCCTTATAATGGTATTACATCATCAATCGTCACAGGCGGCTTATATTGCCCGTGCTCTTTTCTGTACTCCGTATAGAGAAGGAACAGTTTTCGCAGCGTCATATGCCAAACTTCGCGCTCCGAATAGCCTAAAAGCGTTTTCCCGATAAATAAGCAGCGCGCAACGGGAAATTTATCCGTTACGCGCTCTTCGGGTTTGGGTCTTCTTCCTCTGCCTCCGGGGTACCGTCCTTGAATGCCGTCAGCACCTTATCTTTCAGATTTGCAATGTCTGCGGCCTGTATTTTCCTGCCGATAAACCGCTCCGTGACATGCAATCGGTGTTCTTTTTCGGTCGGTGATATTTCTTCGTTCTCGTCGTCAATTGCCTCGTTAATCATTATTGTCAGCATCGCTTTCAGAACTTTGAACACTTTCCGCTCGTCTTTCATCAGATCGCCTATATCAGAAATCGGAATGTCAAAACGGTCCTGTATTTCATCTATGGCGTTGAGATCAAAAAGCAGCCCGTATTGCTGGCCGCCCAATTCGATCTGCGTGTATCGTGGACGTAAACTAGACATGATTCCTCCTGAAATGAAAAAGGGCGGTTATGCCGCCCTCTTGTTAAGACGCATTCTGCGTCATGATGTTGTACGTCTTTTCGGTCTTCCCGGCTTCCTTGACAACGATTGTAATCAGCTTGCTTGCACCGTCGGCAACCGCAATACCAGTGGCATTTACCGTAGTCGTAAGCGATTGATCGTAGACACCGTCGACATATACCTTTGCTGTACCAGCTGCAAACGTGGCGTTGATAACCGTCGGCGTATCAGTAAGCGCGCACGAATAGTTATACGTAGTCGCCGCAAACGTCGGGGTTAACGTGCCGTTGCTCATGGTAAGTACCGATATGTCATTTGACGCGCCGCTTCCGATTCCTGCCTTGGCATTAAGCCATGTAATGGCTCCGTCTTCTGTCGAAAATCTGGCTTCTTCCTTCCAGTATGTAGAATCATAGGAAGCGGTGTGGATTGCTCCTTCGATTGTCGGGGTTTTAAACTCAACAGTCCTACCCTTCGTGTTAAACTCTTCGTTTGATTCTTTGAATTTAACTTTGACAAGCCATATAGCGCGCCAGTAATTTGCGCTCGTCTTTACGCCCCTGCCGTAAAACCCATATCCAACATACGGTGAATCCGCCCCTGCCGTAGATAATTCTTTTTCTCCGGTAGAAACATCAACTTCGGATCCTTCGGCATATCCAAGCAAATCAACCTTTGCATAGCTTGGATAATCATCAATCCCAGAGGATATTGTGCCGCTTGAAAAAGAACTATCGCTTTCCGACACCGCATCATCCGAGGATAATTCGACGTCGCTTGTAGTGATATTTATGTTTGCCGTCATTGCTCTAGCCAGCACCCTACCGCCGGAATACGTTATCGTTGTCCCGTTGTCGTTCGCGATGGCGTATACCAAATGTTTCAGGCCAACTTTAGCCATTTTTTATTACCTCCTAATCGTCGATTATTCCGTCTATCCACGCATATACAATCACGTGCGTATATCCCGTGTCGTTTTCGTATATCTCTTGCGTGGATTGAATCATAAACCCGGCATCTCTTAAAAGTCGCCGGATTGCTTTTTTGTTTGTTTGCGGGTTCCCTTTTGTGAAAAAGTGTACCTGAATGATCGTGCTATCAAGCAAGTCTTCATCATCGGCGTAAACTTCCGGGCGCTCGTCGGCGTAGTTGAATGTTATGTACTCACTTGCCGATCCGGTGTATTTGTTGGGAGATGGATCAACGCCCAGAATTGGTCTTAGCGCAGATATCACGAGCGGATTTACATTCATTTTCCAGCCTCCCGCTTAAATACTTCCTGCATCTTATTCAGCACTTCATCCTTGCAATCGTTTGTTGCCTTGCTTGCCCATGGTTGCGGCGATTGCTTGTCTTTTGTTGCTCCGCCTTTTTTGGTAGATGTTCCGTATTCAAGATAAGCGGCTTTTTCTATGTTTCTTACTCCGTTACTGCCTTTTCCTGTCGGCCTTGCCGTAGCAAAATAACCGCCGCCCTTTGTTTTCCCGGCCTTTGTGGACTTTATGGAACCAATCATATCTCCCGTGACGTGATGGCTTGACAGCGCATTCTTTACCGACTTTTCAACAATCGGCATGGATTCATCAATCATTTTCGGCGCAATCCGTTCTACGTCGGCCAGTTTTCCAAGCTGTTTTAGAAAGGCAGGGTCGATTTGGAAATCAAACTTTCCCATTACACAATCTCCTTCGCGGAAATGGACAATTCCTTCCGTTGACCATCCGTATCGCTGATTGAAAGAATGTCAAATATCCGTTCGCCATATTTTATCCGCATCCCTGTGTTAATGCCCTGCACGTACCGAGTTTTAAACACTGCCGTTGTTTCGGCGTTGACGCGCTGTGCGGCGTAAAACTCGCCGCCGCCAGTCGTGAGGACTTGCGCCCATCGGACGCTTTGTGTTACCCAAATTTCAGCGGGGTATCCGTCGGCGTCCCTCGACATCTGCTTCTTTTGGATGATTATGCGTCTGTTTAAAGCCCCGGCTTGCATCAAAACCACCTCACGCGATACATATTCAGCAGGGCTTGCACCGCAAACCCGATTGGCCCGCCGACTTGCCCCACGGCCTCACGGTTGGCATACCAATGTCCGATCAGTAGCAACATGGCCTGTTTGATCATTTTTGGTATCGGATTTGTGCTGTTGTATCCCGCAATATAGCGGATTTTTACGGCGTTTACAGGATACGGAGTGAAGGACGGCCAGACATTTCCATACGGCAAAACAATTTCAGCAACGTCACTATCGGTGTCAATAATATACTGCGCTTCGGTCATTGTCGTTTCTTCGCCGTCGGAGTCTTTGTATTTCACGCTTGTTAAGCTTTGCAATGGGGGAAGGGATAGGGAAAACCGATCATGGCACGGGAAATCCGGCAAATATACTTCTACCGTTTGTGTGGCAAGCGCCCGGCCGGTGAAACCCTCGCAGTATTCACGGGCCGCAGTGATGATCGCGGATATAAGCGCGTCCTCCGTCGCGTCACCCGTTTTGGTGACTACATCGGCGGAAAATGCGCATGTTCCAGTCACCACGGCGACGATTCTGATATAACGCCGCATTCCGCTGTAGGCCAATTCCTGCACAGAGTTATCATTTACGCTTGTAATCACCGTGAAATTCGCATAGTCATACCATGTCGAAGAATCGTCCGAATCCTGTATCTTCGCGGTGATTGTGCCTGAACATGCCGCCGCGTTGAGAACCGCCATTGATACGTATCCGAGCACTTCAACGGCGGTTCCGCTGTGCGTCCCTGCGGTATAACTTCCGGGAGATAGAGACTGATTTGTAGTCACGTCCTCATCGAAACTTTCAGACGTCAGCCGAAGATGTGTTTTGGCCTCGTCGAGCGTCACCGGCTCTGCTGATACAGGCGTGATAATTCTGTATTTCATTACTCATCTTCCCTTCGCAATCTGCCAGCCCCTTTTCGCCTTATAAATCCACTCTTTTCCAGTATCGCGCTCATAAAACTTTGACCCGCCGCCTACGTTTTCCATCGGCTTAACGTCGCTCGATAGGCCGGAATAAAACCTGATGTTTTTTTCCATCAGATCGCGTTTTGTTCTCATATCGGCCTCCTTACAAAGCGTTGATCTGCGCTTGCAGTTTTCCGAGTGCGGATAGGATGGTATCTTCTGCCGTGATCGCCTCGGCCGTCGCCGTTGAAAGTCCCGTCAAAACCGATGCATTTACCTGCGCGTCGGAGCAGCGAATCAGCGTACCGCCCTCCATGTAAAGCGTATTTCCCATGTTGGCAAGCGCCGTAATATCCGCGTATAACGTCGCTCCGGCTTTAAGGTGTATTTCATTGCGAACGGCATACATTGAGAAAAATTCAGTCACGGAACCGGCTTCAAGATTAACCACGTTGCTGTCAACACAGGAGCACCCGGGACAAAAATAGCTGTCGGTAACGGTGATTGTGTTCCCGACATACGCGCCGCCCGTCATCCCGGCGAATCCTTGTATACCTGTTATATTTATTGTGACGCCCATCCAGAGGTTATCATCACCCGTTACCTGGATATATGAATCTTGTTTTTCTGCCGTGGTTCCGGTTGCCGTTACTGTCAGCGTGCCGCCCATGTGACAATCTTTAAATTCGAGCAGGAAATGACCCGCGCCGGATTGCGTGATCGACGAACTGTTTGTGATATTTATTCCGGCTAGCGCCAGATGCTTTGATGTCGATGCAACCGCCCCTGTATATCCCGCGCCAGTAATTCCGCCATTGCCAACTATGCTAATAAAATCTTTTGTCAGAGTTAAATTACCGGTATAAGGCAATCCTAACTTTGGGCGGATAATATAGATGTTTGAGGCGCTTGTGCCCGATGGTATCGCATCATGCGCAGTCTGAACACCTTTATACGGGAATTCTTCGCTGCCGTTTGGCACATAATCGTCAGTTCTCCCGTTGTCAACCTCTAATATATGCCCCGTTTTGAGCGCGCTAAGTTCCAAAATGCCGGCCGGAAATTCTCTGCCGTTTATCATCCTCATACTCACACCGCCCTATGATTGACTTCTACGCCATACGTCCGCGCGTTTGCGTTAGCCCATGCGATAACGAGTTTGTCACCGTTTTCAAATGCAATCGGGCGTTCTGGAGCGTAAACCAAATCGGTTATCGTTGTCATATCCTGTGTGAGTATAATCGCGTCATATACGGCTCCCGCGTTGGCATCCAGCGTAGCGGTAAGATTTCCGGACCCGCCTGCCGCGCTTAAATGCACACGGATTTCCTCAAACTGCCATGCTCTTCCAGGATTTACGGTTAATGATAATGCAGCCGATCCAGTTGCTCTTGTGGTCATCATTTAAACCACCGCCTTACGCCGCTACTTCAAGGACGCCGACAACCCCCGCAGCCGTCACGGTAGAGCCTATCCAGTTTGTAGCTGACACGCATTCGATTTTAACAATAGTGCTTGCTCCGACCGCGCTTTCTGCCGCCGCTCCTGTTCCGCCGTTTATCCCGATAGTCGTCGGTTCAGAACTGCGCAGTTCATAACCCGTCGCGCCATTGATAAGTGTGATTTTTAATCCCGGTACAGGCGCGGGCAGAATAATAATTTTGTTTGCATCGTCGGATGTTACAACAACATGCGTTATCCCATCAGAAATCGTCCCAGTTGTTGCGCCCGTTGCTGTGGCCGTTCTTGCTTCGGAATTGAGCGCATACCCCGCTAGATTTCCGGTTACATTTCCGGTTACATTGGCCTCAATGCCCGATTCGGTGATTTTTAAAACAGTGGTTCCGGCGGTTATGCCGAAAAATTCAAGCAAGCCCGAAACCCATCTTGTCCTGATTTTTGTTACTGACATGATTTAACCTCCATACGTTTTCACGTTCCTGCCCTGGTTGGGCATAGGTCAGGCGGCCAAATTCGGCCGCCTTACATCGATTAGACGATTGCAGTTTCCGGAACGGCGTCTTTGTACTTTCCTTCTGTCAGGATGGCGAGGACGCATCCAAGTACCGCCGCCGCCGTGGATTCAACCGCTTTCAGCCGGATATACCCATACCCGGAGGCGGCAAGCGCGTCAGAATCTACGTCGATCTTGTAGAGTTGTGAACTTCCCGCTGTGGTTGTAAATCCTGCCGTAGTTGCCGCCGTTGGTGCTCCCTCTGTATCTCCAGTCGTGATTGCCTGATACATAAATGCAATGGCGCTGGTATGCGTCGGCGTTACGTCATCGCAGGCCTCAACGGTAATCGTGCTGGTTCCAGTAGTGCCAACGCCCTTATAGATGATAAACTGGATGTGTCCCCAGTTTTCCATGTTGATGACTTCTGTCGTTGGCGTCGATGCAAAAGCATTGGCGACAGGATCAAGAACTTTTACAATATGATTATATTCTTTCATGCTTTCCTCCTTAAGCGCGCGCTGCCAACGTAATAAACGGGGAGCGTGTATTCGAACTGTTTTTAATCGTCAGCGCCTTATTGCGCTTCGGCATTCCGTTAGCGCGGAAAATGAAGCGGAAGCAGTTTTCAGCAGTAAGGAACTGCACATGCATAGATGTATCAGCCTGTACGCCGCCCTTGTAGATCATCATGTATTGGGAAAGATCGACATAGTTAATATCCCCAAGATCGCCCAATGCGGAACAATGATCCGACGCAATAACGGGATGCGATTTAAGCGTCGTAACGGCCCCCTGCTGCGCCGCCGGCAAGTATACGGGTACGCCGCCAGTTCCAATAGGGAAGTTGAGATAGTCAAACTGTTCCGATACGTCGGGATGCACAAGCCATACGTAATTGGGGTTGGCGGGATTTAATGCGCGGTTGTACATTTTGACAATGTTTTCCCATACGACGGTATCTGCCGCCTGCCCCGATTCTTTCGCCACGGAAACGAGCGCGCCGCCGTTGAGATAACCAAGCGGTTTCCCGGCGCCATTTCCGGAAATTATAGTCCCTTCAAACTCTCTTTGGATTGCCAGCGCAAAAGCGCGGGAATAAAGTTGCGACGTGAAATTGCTGTCGCTTTCCAGTTCATAGGTTGCGTAGGCAATACCCATCAGTTTTTGCAGCTTAAGTTCCCGTTCTGTGAGCTTTGGTTTCGTGGCCGTCACCTGTTCAGCTTCGGCAGCCCAATATACGCGGACTCCACCGTAAACGGTAGATGAAATGTCGCTTTCGTCCATGTCCGTCCAAGCAACGCGATTTGCGGAACCGCTGATCTGATATTGATCGACTTTGGGAAGAATCTGTCCGGCGCTTGCCGCCGTTTCCATCATCGTGCCGGCAAAATCTGACTGCACGGCATAGCCACCCTCGTCAGGGTTGCCCTCATTGGCCCCCGCAGCCGCGTTCTGTGCGTTCAGCCGTGCCAGACGCTCATCAACCGCGCCGTTGATCGCGGCGTTTCTGACGGCCTTAAGCTGCTCCGAAAAGTTCCCGAATAGATGTAAAGCCTTTTCCGGGGTTCGTGCTTCTGCATAAACAGGCTCATTCACCGGCTTAACGTCTTTGATTTCCTCGCCGCTTGCATCAAACTTCTTTCCGTCGTCAAGCGCGGCCTGTGCCTCGATCTTTGCTTTGATCGTCTGAATTTCTGTGGTCTTGTCGATTATGTCTTTGGCGGTTACGTCCGGTTTCGCCATAATCGCCCTTGCCTCGTCCTGCGCGGTCTTTAACGCCGCTTCGAGTTGATTCATTGCCTTAGATTTCATGATTACCTCCAAAATTGTTGTAAAGTATCCCTAGATTTCAAGTTCCAGGGCGAGGCGCGCTTTTACCTCTTCCGTTTTTGGCCTGTAGGCCGCTACCATGCGCTTGACCGCATCGGATGTGCTATTCGTTATCGCTCTCCTTGTGAACGCCATTTCAACGTCCGGGGCCTCGCCGTCAGCGTAAAGCATCCCATCGGCGAAACCCTCTTTTATTGCCGTCTTGGCATTCATGTATGTTTCGGCGTCCATCATTGCGGATAGCTTGGCGCGGCTTCTTCCGGTCTTGACTTGGTAGGCGTTCATGATCGCTTCTTTTACTTCGTCAAGGATATCCGCCGTTTTCCGCAAGTCAGACGCATACCCGTAAGCCTCCGTAAGTGGATTGTGAACCATCATGATCGCCACGGGCGACATCATGATTTCTCCAGCCATTGCTATGATCGTTGCCGCGCTCATGGCTTTTCCGTCTATTTTTACGGTCACGGCACCCTTATGCTCCATGAGGGCATTGTAAATTCCCGCAGCTGCAAATACATTGCCGCCATAACTGTCTATCCATACCGTGATAGGCTTGCCGTCGTATTTCGCAAGCTCGTCCTTAAATGCATTTGGTGTGGTGTGCTTCATGCCCATCCATTCATACATCCAGGCATCGTCATCGTCAACAATGTCGCCCTCAATACGCAATTCCGCATGTTCGGGTTCCATTTCCGTTGCGTCAATGTTTTTAAAGTTCCAAAACATAGTTACCTCCTTTCATCCAACATTTTCGATATATCGTCGAGTAGCCTAGCGTTTACCGCCTCCGCTTGTCCGCTCCCGGCTTCCGTCATATTGGCTGGTTCCAAGTACCGGTCGCCGTTCGATATTGGCGACATGTTTTCCAGACGCCGTATGTCGTTTACGGAAAGCCACCCCCATTGTCGCCCAGTCGCATAGGCTGTGGCTCTCGATTGCGCGTCGCCCCTCAAAAGCCCGTCAATTTTATACTCAAAATATAATCCCTGATCTCTTTCGGCTGGTGTAAGCAGCTGCGAATTGATATTATCCTCGAACCGCTTGTATATCGGCAGCATCGTATACATCACAAATTCAAGGCTTTGATGCTCAATGTTGTTAAACGTTGATCTATCCAATTTGTTGACAAGATGTTGCGGCACTCGGTAAATGCGGCAAATATCCTCAATCTGGAAGTATTTGGATTCAATCAGCTGCGCGTCAACCGGGTTTATCGTAACCTGCTGCCATTTCATCCCTTCCTCTAAAATCATCGGAACGCCGGAATTTTTCAATCCTGTGTAGTTCTTTTTCACATCCTCGTACAATCTATCATACGCCGGCTGCGTCAGTGTCCCCGGGTGTTCAAACGTCCCGCTTGGCGCCGCACCATTTTTGTAAAAATTGACGCCGTAAGTTTCGTATGATAATCCCAGCTTTATTGTCTGCGCAGCGTATGATATTGGCGAAAGCCCGATTACTCCATCAAAACCAAGGTTCGGTATATGCAATACTTGTGCCCTCGTTAAATTCCTCGTCTCGTATTTCCCGTGAATTTCATACTTCAACACGCCGGAATCGTCTCTTTTTATCGTAACGGCGGTATGAGGATATGGATAAATCCCCACGAGTTGGCCGCCCGCGTTGAATTGCTTTTCGCATACGCAATTTCCCGCGATACAGAAGTTAGCCATCAACGTCTCATTAAATCCAAACGGGGCCATTTCAGAGTTTGGCCGGCTGTGAAGGATCCTGTATGTGTCGTTGTCTGTGACCGGCTCACGCCCGTCTGGCGTTTTTTTATAAAGAATAATCGGAACACTGGCGAACGTTTCTGACAATACTCTTACGCATGCGCTCACGGCAGAATATTTCATAGCTGTATTTGTGTCTATCGGGTTGTCGGATGCGTCGTCGCCGCGTAAGAATTTTGTCCTATATTCGTCTATATCGCCGGTCGCAAGCACCTTAAGACGATTCGCAAAATTTAATTTCATTCTTCCTCCTATGACAGTGATCGCATGCCGCGACTTTCGTATACACTTCGTTTCGGTTCCAGCTTAATCGCCGCGCTTGCCGCATCCACCAGCGCGCATATCGGGTCGATTCTTCCCTTTGACTTGTTTTTCATCGGCTTGATATTTTCGTTGCCGTCAGGGTTTACCACCACGCAGTCAAAACAGTATCTTCCAAGGTCGTTTCTTCTGTGCGATATTTCCCCGGCCCTGAACTGCCGTTCCAATTCTGACATGCCCGGTGCCATCCCAGCTATCGTCTGCGGTATCTCGATAAACTTTTTGGCTATCTGATCTCCGCATAGTTGTTTCAGGATTTCCAAATGCCACGGGTCGCCGCAGTAGTACTGCACGTCGTACAAACGATCGATCGATACAATGTAGTCCCTGACGCGGCTGTAGTCGATCGTGGAGCCTTTTGTAATATCCAAAAGTCCATCGTTCGCCCATTTTTCATAATCCACGCCGTCGTTATCGATATGCCATTTTATCCGGTCTTCCGGCATCCACGCTTGTATGACAAATCGCCAGTCCTGTATGCCGTCCTGTGGTGGGAAGAAGGGGACGGCGGCGGCAAGGTCAATCCATCGTGCAAGATCAATCCCAACATAGCACCGTTTTCCCCGCAGTTCGTTTTTGTCCCATGTTTTTTCTGCGGCGTCCCACAAAGTGACCGGGAGCCAAGATACCCGTTTGAGCTGTACCCATTGGTTCAGCCGCAGCCAGCGGAAAAGTTTCTCGTTGGCGGGGCTGTTTTTAGCTGCTTGTGCTTCGTCCCTGACGTTGTCGATGCTGATGGATACGCCCAGCGAAGGATTGGCAGCATACCACGTTGATTCGTCGTATATATCAGCGTCAGTTGGTGCTCCGTAGATTTTTACATACCAAGTAGGGTCTATAATTTCTCCGTCACGGACTTTTCTTGCGTATTCGTGCTGCTCGTAGCCTACGCTGCGCCGGTCAGGATCATCGCCCGCCGTGGTGATGATCCATATTAAAAGCTCGTTTCGCGCCGCTCCAACGCCAAATGTCATTGTGTCCCATAAATCGCGGTTGGGTTGCGCGTGCAACTCATCAAATATCACGCAGGTTGGATTCAGTCCGTGCTTGCTGTACGCCTCTGCGGACAGAACTTTCAGATACGTTCCGGTTTCCCGATTATGAATTTCTTTTTTTGAATCCGTGACTTTAAGTAGAGCGCCTAAATCCTCGTCCTGCTCTATCATCTGCTTTGCAGCTCTATAGACCAATGACGCCTGTTCGCGCTCGGCCGCGCAACAGTAAATTTGACCTCCGGGACCGTCGCAAACAAGATGGTATATCGCTAAAGCCGCCGTAGTCTCGGTCTTGCCGTTCTTCTTTGGGATTTCAAGATAGGCGAACTTGTACTGTCGGTATCCGTTCTCTCTTACAGTCCCGTAAACGTTTGATATGACATCTTTTTGCCATGGCTGTAAAGTAAATGATTGTCCGTAAAAGTCCCCGGTAAGGTGCAAACATTGTATGAAATCAATCGGTTCTTGCGCTCTCCGCTCGTCGATCATCCGCTATCATTCCGTTTCGCCATAAACGCCGCAACTCCTGTTGTCTTGGCTTTCTTTTCAACCTTCTTCGGTATGGACCGCAACGCCGACGCAATGGTCATAAGATTTTCTTTTTCGATAGCAAGCATCATGTTCCGTTTGGACATAATCTGCTTGTCCAGCGCAACAACATTCTTCTGCATATCACTGATGAGCGCATAGTATTGCGTCGCCATAATGTTCCCGGCCTTGTACTCGCGTTTGAGTTCTGCCAGCGACCGCATGAAAATCTCACGCTTTTTTTCAAAGTCAATGCACTCCGCCCGAAGCAGACAATAGCGGTTTACCACTCCCTCTTGCAAGGCGTCATCTTTCCCGATAGCAGATAGTAAGTTGCTTATACGGTTAAATTCTTCCGCCGCTTTTTTATTTGTCTTTACTTCGGGCCATATTTTCATATGTTTTCCGGTTACAAGCGCAGCTTCGGCCTCTCTGCGCA